CAAGTGGTGTGGCGTTATGTGTTGGATTCGCTTCGCAACCAAGCAATGAAATAGGTGCTTATGCGAGAGGATTATTCACATTCCCAACTAATACATTTGCTGTATAATCTAAGGAGAATAAATAATGGCAATTAATAGAGCCCAACTAGTTAAAGAACTAGTACCAGGACTCCATGCTCTCTTTGGATTAGAGTATGAGAGATATAATAACGAACACGAAGACATCTTCGACACCGAAACTTCTGAAAGAGCTTTCGAGGAAGAAGTAATGTTAAGTGGGTTTGGTGAAGCACCGACTAAAGGAGAAGGAGCAGCGGTCGTTTACGATACAGCTCAAGAATCCTGGACATCACGTTTCACACACGAAACCGTAGCATTAGCATTTGCGTTAACAGAAGAAGCTATCGAAGATAACCTTTACGATACTCTTTCTTCAAGATACACAAGAGCTTTAGCTAGGTCTATGCAACAAACTAAGCAAGTGAAAGCAGCTAACGTATTAAACAATGCGTTTAGTTCTTCATATGTTGGTGGAGATGGAAAAGAGCTTTGTGCTACTGACCATCCTACTGTTGCTAACGTGGACTTAAGAAACGAGTTGTCTACAGCAGCTGACTTAAACGAAACTTCTCTTGAACAAGCGTTGATTGACATCGCTGACTTCAAAGATGAAAGAAATCTAAAAGTTAATGCTCAGGCAAGAAAACTTATCATTCCACCTGCTTTACAATTTGTAGCAGATAGACTGATGGAAACTCCTGGAAGAGTTGGTACTTCAGATAATGACATCAATGCAATCAGAAACATGGGAATGATTTCTGAAGGTTATGTTGTAAATCATTATCTAACAGATACTGATGCTTTCTTTATCAAAACTGACGTACCTAACGGATTAAAACACTTCGTTAGAACTCCTGTATCAACTAGTATGGAAGGCGACTTCGAAACTGGTAATGTAAGATACAAAGCTAGAGAACGTTACAGCTTTGGTTGGAGTGACTGGAGAGGTATCTTCGGTTCCCCTGGAGCATAATTCACTTTCGTGAAAAAATTAAGGGAGCTTCGGCTCCCTTTCTTTTTTGTTTTTAATCATGTATCATGACAAGAGTTCTAGGATTAATACAAACAATCTATCGACTGACCTAGCAGACAAGCCAAGACGATAGAATTTATTAAGGAGACTTAATATGGCAAAATCAACATTTTCAGGTCCTGTAAAATCATTAGCAGGATTTATTTCAGCAGGTAATGCTAACGTAGTTAGTCTAACTGCAGACACATCTTTAACAGTAGACTCACATGCAGGTAAAATTCTTACTTGTAACGATGCAGACGGTAAATTTACTTTACCAAGTATTGTAGCTACTGCTCCAGGAAGAGATGATGACCCTAACCAAACTAATAACTTAGGTGCTACTTTTACTTTTGTAGTAGAAACAGCAGCTACTGATATGGATATTCTTACAGATGGCACAGATAAATTTGTTGGTGGACTATATCTGGGTAAAAGCGATGCAGCAGGTAAAACATTCTTTTCAGGTGCTAGTAATGATGTTATTACCTTAAACGGTACTACTAAGGGCGGTATAGCTGGAACTATTATCAAAGTAACTGCTATTGGTTCAGCTAAGTACGCAGTAGAAGGTATAGTATTAGCTTCTGGTACTGTAGTAACTCCATTTGCTGACGCATAATAGGAGAGTAATATGAGTTCATCCGATGTAAAAGCGTCCAAGGCTTTAACAGCCACAGGACAGCTACAAGGATATATTGGTAGTGGTGCTGGAACAGCAACGAACTTAGGACCAATAAGAATTCAATCTGTTCAAGCACAAGCAAGTGCAGCAGACGCCACTATAAAAATATATGACGGAACTAGTGCAAGTGGAACTAAACTTCTAATAGAGTTTAAATTTGGTAGTGCAGCAAACGAACAGTTTGACCATTACCTTCCTAACGATGGAGTAAAGTTCAACACTGGGGCTTATGTAGTATTAGCTAATTGCGACTTTTTTGTAGCATATTACAACTAATATGGCGACCTCAGGAACTCGTGCATTTAGTTTAGATGTAGCGACCGCAATCGAAGAAGCGTACGAACTTGCAGGATTGGAAGCTCGTACGTCTTATGATGCAGTAACTGCAAGACGTTCTTTAAACATTATGTTTGCTGACTGGTCAAACAGAGGCATTCAGATGTGGGAAGTTTCTAAAGTAGAGCTTACCCTAACACAAGGAACTAACGAGTACACCCTTAATTCTTTTGACATAGATATCTTAGATGCGTATATTGAAAGAACAGAAAACAATACTGTTACCGACTACGTTTTAGATAGAGTAGACAGAAACGAATACATCAATATTCCGAACAAAGCTACACAAGCAAGGTCAACAGAGTTTTGGCTAGAAAGACTAAAAGAACCTGTTCTTCATCTTTATCCAACGCCCGAGAACTCGACAGACAAACTCGTTTACTATGTGTGGCGTAGAATACAAGATAATACCGCTCAGGTTAATGACATAGATATACCAAGCAGGTTTATGCCTTGTGTAGTTTCAGGATTAGCGTATTATCTGTGCTTGAAAAAGAACGTACAAAAACTCGCTATAATGAAGGAACAATACGAACAAGACTTAGCTAACGCAATAAGGTACGATGAAGACCGTTCACCTTTAAGACTTGTTCCAAAACATGAGTATATCTAATGGCATACGCTTCAGGTAAATATGCTTACTTTATATGCGATACTTGTGGTTTTAGATATCCATATAAAGAAGCTAGAGGTAATTGGGAAAATTTTAGAACTTGTCAAGAGTGTTATGAACCAAAACATCCTCAACTAGACCCTCCAGTTGTTTCTGCAGATGCGGAAGTTCTTTGGAAACCTCGTCCAGATGTTTCTTTACCTAAAAGTCAATTAGGGGTTATAATCACTACAAACGCAGGTAGCGGTATGACTTTTGAATCAGACCCTATAGGAACAAAGTTTGATGGATTAAGAGCTACTAGTGGTTTAGGAAGTGTAACAGTGAGCATAGCATAATGGCAGGATTTACATACAGCGGATTAAAAACAGCAGTACAGAATTATCTAGATAATACTGAAACTACGTTTGTAAGCACTTTAGATACGTTTATACAAACAACTGAAGAACGTATTTTAAAGTCTGTACAACTTCCTGTTTTTCGTAAAAATGTTACAGGAACATTAACCCAAGACAATACCTATTTATCTACACCGACAGATTTTTTATCACCGTTTAGCTTAGCTTTAATAGACGGAAGTAATAATTACAGTTATTTATTATTAAAACACGTTTCTTTTATTAGAGATTACACACCACAACAAGCCACAACTGGTGAACCTCTTTACTATGCTCAGTTCGATGAAGATACTTTTATAGTAGCTCCTACACCAGATACAAATTATTCTGTTGAACTTCATTATAACTACAGACCTAATTCATTAACTACCGTAGGTGATGATAATCAAACTTGGTTATCAGAAAATGCTCCTAATGCTATGTTATATGGTTCTTTAGTAGAAGGTGCTGTATTCATGAAGTCTGACCCTAATACAATATCTTTGTACGAACAAAAATATCAAGAAGCTTTAGCTATGCTTAAATTACTAGGTGAATATAAAGACGTTAGAGATGAAGCAAGAAACGACCAAATTAAAATAATGCCACAAGGAACAACAAATGTTTAGTGTAGATGTAAAACCAACATTAGGAACGGTTAATGTTCAAACAACAGATAATAAAGGTTTAAGTCCTGAGTATTGGACTGAAAGATTAGTAGAAAAACTTATTGGTATAAGTGATAACGCTGACCCTATGGTGAAAGCCCAAGCAGAAGCGTTTAAAGACACTATACAACAAGTTATTTTATTATATATAAAACAAGCTATAAGTAGCGATAGAGCAACAGTAGCGGGTTTATTACAAAAACAAGGTCATAAAGAAATGGCTGATATTATTAGGAGACTATAATGGCAATAACGCAAGCAATGTGTACTTCATTTAAAAAAGAATTAATGACAGCTACACATAATTTTACCGCAGCAAGTGACCAATTTAAGTTAGCACTTTATACAAGTAGTGCTTCTTTAGATGCAGCCACTACTGCATATACTTCAAGTAATGAAGTGAGTGGAACTGGGTATACTGCTAAAGGTGCATTTTTAACAAGTGTCACCCCAACAACATCAGGTACAACAGCTTTAACTGATTTTAATGATTTAACATTCAGTACTGCTACAATTACTGCAAGAGGTGCTTTAATTTATAACGAAGCAGCAACTTCAGACCCTTCAGTTTGTGTGTTAGATTTTGGTGGAGATAAAACTTCAACAGCAGGTGATTTTACAATTCAATTCCCAACAGCAGACGCTTCAAACGCTATTATAAGAATAGCTTAAATAACCTATGTCGAGTGTGACAGGTTGGGGTCGAGGTACGTGGGGCAGTGCTGCCTGGAGTACATCTTTACCTGTTGAACTAACAGGAGTTTCCGCTACAGCTTCTGTTACTAGTGTAACTATTGTAGCAGAAGCTAATATAACACTTACAGGTGTTGCAGGAACTGCGACTTTAGGTAATGAAACAGTAGCCGCTAATGCAGATGTAAGCGTTACTGGTTTCAGTCTTACTTCTTCATTAGGAAATGAAACGGTAATAGGCACAGCTGTTATTTCACCTACAGGTGTTTCA